GACGCTAAACGATCGTACAAGTTATCTTCGATAGCTTCCTCAGTAATTGAGAAAGCCAACGCAATGGTTTCGTGAGTAAAGCGAGAAGTAAATGACTCTTGCGCGTCATCAAAATTTACCGCTCCACCTTCATTTTTGGTTGGCGCACTACCAAAACCAGCAAGCATTACCTCTTCTTCGAATGCACGATCTGAAGATTCGGTATCAAAAATTTCTGCATGCTCGTTTTCGTAACGATCATATTCCATGCCAAAGAGGGCATTGAGTCCTGGCTCAAGTTCTTTGGCGAGTTGTGCTCTTGAAATAGGCATTAGTCAACCCTCCTACTTAGTGCCAGTTGTTGTCTTATACGCATGCTCGTTAATGATAACGTAAGCATTTGTATTATTAGACGTTTGATCACTATTATCAGGATCCCGAGAGATACCGATAATCCGAAGTTGCGCTGAACCAGAAGCCGTAGTTGCTGAAATTTCTCCAGCAGACTTACCAGTTGTTGAGCTACCAGAAGTCATTGAAGTAGTATCAGCGTTTGCACCAACACTAGCTTGCGCAAGTGTTCCGTCGCACTGAATTTCAAAAACTGTATCTGGATCGTCAATAACTTGAGCAACGATATCATCCGCAGAAATACTTCCAGGATAAAAATTGCTAAAGATTTTCTTTTTAGTCGTAGGATCAGTGTAGCTACAACCGTTGAATACACCTACACTATCATCTGCAGTGTTGGTTCCAGGAAGAATATCTCCCCCACCACCTGCATCCATGATTACAAGCATGCCCTGATAAATAGGACCAGTTGCTCCAGACGCAATAGGATATTCGTTTGTAGTAAAGTTAGAAACTCCACTGAGCATACGGACAGGCTTTAGTCCAAAAGCGGCGTCTTTATTTGCCATTTTCTTCTACCTTCCATAGGTTACAAAAGTGGCCTACTTAGTGTTCGGACCACCAAAGGTTACACGAGATTGCCGATCTTTTGTAATCGGCATTGAAGGATGCTGTTCCTTCATAAGGTCATTGTCTACAGCCGTCATTTGATCCGCAGTTTGCGCCTCAAAATACTCCTGACGACTTTCAGCAATTTCCTCTGGCACCTTTGCCAACATCAAACCTCCGACACCAATGACCCCAGCATGCTTTCCGTCTTCAATAGTCGGAGCATCGAAGTCTGGATAATCTTCTGCGCGAACAGGTTCATATCCCTCTCGGATACGACCAGAAACATTTTTACGATCTTCATAACCGCGAGTTTCTGTACGAATCCATCTGAATTTATAGCCTTCAGGCGGCGTTGGTGCATCAAGAGATGAGGATGGTCTCCAAGGCTTTCTGCGCTCTTGCTTTGAGCGGGTTTCAGCAGCGCGAGGAGTTCTATTTGAGATTTCAGACATACTAAGCCTCCTTCACGTGTCTCGCATATTCCTCTAGGGGAACGCCGAGTTTTTTAGCAATGGCCACTTGACTTTGAGTCAAACGAACAGTCTTGCGTCCAGTTTTTACATTCCGAGAAGCAGGAGCAACGGTCTGGACGGGTTTCCGACTGCTCTCTGATTTTTGACCCTCAAACTTATGAGGGAATTCCTTACGAAGTCTATTATTAATTTCGTCATAATAGTCTTCTGATGAGGGATCAAACCCCTCTTCTTCGATCAGTTTACGATGAATTGAGAACGCTGTAAAGGTCATTGCCTCATCTTTTCCAAACCATTCGTTCTCATTTGCCCACTTTTCAGCTCTTGGATCGACCTGTGGTTGAGGCTGAGCAACGGTTTGCTGAGGCTGAGGGTTAGAAGTTTGTTCTGAAACTTCTTTTTCTTTAGCTTGCAATTTTGCTTGCTGTTGCGCGATTCTATCGTTTTGGACGCTTAACTTAGCTACCATTTCTTGAGCGTCAGCCATAGCTTCTGAATCGCCTTCTTCATAAGCGGCTTTTAAAGCTCGTTTAGCCTCAGCTAATTCGCTTTTAATACGTCCCCCTGTTTCATTAACAAGAGTTGTACTAGCTTGACTGTAATTTGTTGAGAGCTTATCGTTATCTTCTTTTAACTTTTTAGCATACTCTATCGCGGCTTGTTCACGTCTTTCTGCTTCTCTCATCTTATAAGTTAAACGGTCAATACGTTTTTTAACCGTTTCAGAGTATTGTTCATGCTCTTCAGAGGTCTCTTCAGAAGCTGCAACAGGAGCTTCTTCTGTAGATTCTTCTTCTACTTCAACATTTATTTCTTCTTTTTCTTCAAAAAGTTCTTCTTGTTTCTTTTCTTGCGCTTCGGCCATTTATCTCTCCTATACAACCATTATATCGCGAGGATCACTGATAGTAGCAATAATCTCGTCATCGTTAAGAATACGAGGTTCAGCTCCATCTATTTTAAAACGAGAACCAGCATATCTTCCAATAAGAACCCAATCGCCCTCTTTACACCAAGGACCATCAGGGAACTTATTTTCATCTTTATATGCA